TTTTCTGCGTCCTTTCTAAGTTGATCTCGCTTTTCCTCCAGAAGTTTTGTAGGTTGATTGATAAACCACACGATGAGTGTTTCGAACTGTTGATGAGCGAAACATCCGGGCTTGAAGGGATTATCAGGTCTCATGTTTTCCTCACACGTTGAAGATGCGAATACGTAAACCTTTTACATCGGGCACTTTTGCTATAGCAGCGGTTGTCGGAACATAGTTCCATGAAACAATGCCGCCGACTCCTGTTACAGTCCTATCATATTGAAACTGGACAACGGCACCGGTTCGACCTACTAGATTGATGTTTGACGGATACGAACTTGATGCCACCAAGTTTAGGCTTGCTGTGTTGGCTTCGAATAACCGATTGCTATAGGTAAATTGATCGTGAGTGAGTGTAATAGTGGCTCCCATTTACTTCTCCCAATAGTTGGCTTTGCGAACCGCCACACCTTTCGCAAGGGGATGATTCGGGTTGTTATCGAAAAAGTTGGCAACACGCGCCGACTGATATTCACGAGTGTTGCGGCGTTGGTTACGAACCGCTTTGAGGCGAATCGGACGATAGTTATATGTGAAGGCAATGCGCCAGCACAAATCGAGAAGTTCCTTGCGACCTTCAATCGAAAGCTGTTCCAAGGCTTCCTCGATCTTTGCGTTGGCGCGCTTCACTTTGCGACCCTTTGCCTTTAGAGTGGCTTCAATCGCATCAAGAGCGGCTTCATTGCGGTAAACTTCATTAGAAAGGTGCATGACGGTTCCTATCGCGTATCAGTGTTGAGGTTGGGGTTCAGTTCACGGATCAGTTCGCGTTCGACGTTGTGGGCTTCGGCTTTGCCGCGAACCACGTCCAGAATCTCGACGGTGAAGGCGTCGGGACCATGTTTGCGGATCGCACGGCATAGTTTCCAGTCGTGACCCTCTGCCATAGCGCGCTGGACGTGCTTTTGCCAGCGGCGCTTGAGCGAACGGTTTTTGTTACCGTTGAACGAAACCACGGTCACTCCGATATAGGAATGTTCGTCCACAGATACTCTGTAGACGAGGTGGTTGCGGTCGGTTCTGCGCTTTCGTTTCATCATGGCAGTACCTTACCACGTCATGGTTCCCCTGTAAAGGGGGTTTTGGGAAATATTATTGCTTTGTTCAGCCGATCTTAGAATATTTTCCTACTCTGGGGGTTCGGGTTAGAACATTCATCCTTTCCCGTTCCCCAGAGTAGGCTTTCATCAGTCATCGTACAAGTTTTCAAGGGTGTCGATGTCGTCGCGGTGTTCCTCCCAGACCTTTGTCCAGTTGCGAATCGGTCGGCGGCGTGCCTGTTCTCTTTTTCGCATGGTGCGGGGGTGCCCATCTTCGTCTTCATAGTCGCGACGATCACGCTTGTAACTTTTATTGTTCCTCATTCTCTGTATGCCCTTACGAGTTGTAGTCCTTTTTCGTTTAGCCTCTTACGCCATCTTAGGAATGTTCGTCCATGTCCTAAAGGTTGGTCGTTCAAGGCTTGGTAGTGGTGAACCATTTCATGTGCCAGAACTTCTACAAAAAACTTTTTCGATCTGTAACGATCCTTCATCACCAGTCTATATTGTCCTCCTTCACATAACTCATCATAACATTCGTAGATCGCATATACGCCCTTGCGTCTACCGATCTCTATTTCATCCAGTGGCACGAGTTCGTTATCGAACAACTCCTTGTTCAAGATTCGAAACCAACGTTCGCAGTCTTCATGTGTCGTCTCGTAAAGTTCCTCCTCACTGCTCTGAACAAGCATCTCTAAGTTCGTTCTTCTCTTTCTGCGTTTTGCCATATGATCCCCTATCTAGATGGCACATACACAACCTCATGGTAACAAGTCTGGAAAAGCTTCTTTCACTAACGCATAGTTCAACCCTTTCACTTTCAGTTTCTTGGTGAGTATGCCCTCTAACACTTTTGCCTCTTTGGCTTCCAAGGCTTCTAGCATCTGAAGCAATATTTCACGTTTGCGTTTCTCTGTTAGTGTTGGCACGACCTTTGGATTGCCGACTTCAAACAAGTAGCATCTGGTTAGTTCCTGATGTAACGATGTTTGTGATAATCCGGGCGGGTCGAGCGAAGGTGTATAGTCGGGCATCTTGTCGAACACGAATCTTACATTAGGATCGAACGCTCCCTTTAGTGTGCTTCGCAATGCCCAGCTAGTGTTGTTTCTAAGAATGCGAAGCCGGTCTTCTTTTGAGCCAGCATTCTCTATCTCTTCAAATATTTCATAGATCGCTTTTGTTGTCACTTCAAATCCTCTAGTTTTAGATTATGCCCTTTTGAGTAGTAGCACGAAAAGTTGGTCGGGTCTTTCTTAGCATAGCAATCAAGTGCTGTAAATGCTTTCAGCCCAGCGATTGCCAATGCCGGTATCAGGAATGCTACGAACACCAAAGCAAGAGCAGCGATGATTCGTTCAATCCATTTATCCATTGTTAGAAATCTCCTATGTCCTGTATCAGGCTGCGCATGTTTTTCCTCATCATGTATGTGAGAAATACCTGCCTCTTGTTTGGCACGGCATTCTCATACACATTCAAAATCTTGGTTTTGATTTCTTCGGGAATATGGTCGAAGTCTACGAGCATTTGATTGCGTTTGAAGCCGCGTAACATCTGGTCATTGGTACAAAAATCCTCTGGATTCTGGTCTAACCACTCGACAAGTTTTCTGTTATTTATGCTTTTCTGCCTCTCACCAAGCGCAAATACGTTATCTGCTGATAGGAAGTTGGGTATGCCGTCGCCCCGATCTCCACGAATGATATGCTCTTTTATAAAAGCGTGTGGGTTGTCGGTATTGATGAATCTTTTCATCGCTGGTGAATACTGACGCACGTCCTTATACTTTTGTAACTGAACAAAATCCTTGTCCGAGGAAAGAATCAGTATCGGCTGCTTGCCCGAAAATTTTGCGGTCAGCACAGCAATGATGTCGTCGGCTTCAGCATACTCCACCTCGATCACGCGATAGGGCGAGAACTCTTTTAGTTCTTCTTTTATTTTGTTGAGAGTGTTGAAGATAAGGTTCCAGTCGAAGTCCGACTTCTCACGATCCTTCTTGCGATGCGCTTTGTAAAAAGGGAACACATCACGTCGCCAGTAGTTTTTGTTGTCGCAGCAAATGACGAGTTCGCCATACTTGCTTTTGAACTGGCGAGAGAAAGACCTAATGCTGTTAAGCACAATGTGCCTAACCATGTTTTCCTGTATCTCGATCTTCGGATTGCTTCCGATATGCGCCATCAACGACGCAATAATGGTCTGGTTTAGATCAAGGAGTATCATTTTGTCACTTTCTATTTTCCATCATTCTACACTATTCAGTCGTCCTTGTCAACCAGATCATCGAGCATATCATCCAGATCGTCCATCTTCAATCTGGTAATCTTTACGTTTTCGTCTATGAACTGATGTAGGTCATGTTCAATGTCCAACGAACGATATACCATTGCTTGAAGCGTTCCCACGAAAAAGTGGAAATCCTTGTTGAAGCTTCCACCATCAGTGTCTAGACCGACCTCTGAAAGTGCAACAAGGATTTCTTCTGAAAGGTCCTGAACCAAAGTGTCGGCAAAGTTCTGAGTGTTCTTTGCCTTTAGGCGCTTCAGTTCTTCGCTCTCGGGTAGAATCTCTCTAACGATCTTGCTCCTTGGGAACTGTAGTATTGTACTGTCTTGCTTCATTTGATCGTCCTCAAAAGGATTGTATCGTTATTTATGCGCCCAGTGGCAGTTTTTTCCACTGCTTTGATTCCTCCCATCAACTTACGTAACACGATCTTACCACCACTAAGAACGTTTGGTAACACGTCTGCCGGTTTGCGAACCTTCTTAGTGATCGAGGTTTTATCATCGAACCCAACAATGGTTGTGCCCTTGACTGTGAGACCAGATCGACCCAGTGCGTTGTAGACCGAGAGTGTCCGGGTTTTTGTATTGAACACCCATAGCTGCTGCGAGCCCACAATGTCAACAGGATTGATGCTCTCGACACCATATTCCTCGTCTGCCTCTTTATAGTTGAGTTTGGAGATAACCTGCGCTGCTGGCTTCTCTTTCTTTTTACGAGGCTTGCGTGACTTTACAACTTTGACCGATGTAACTTCTGCCACTGATAGAATGCTCTTGATGAACTCAAGGTAGCGTTTCAGTTCTGGCTTTTTCCATCCCTTGTAGGCTTCCTTTAGATCGGCATCCTTTCCCTGAACCGCTTCGTAGATTTCATTATATAACGGCTGATAGTAATCGGCAATGCGCTTTGCGATAACCGGTTTGATATTGTTGCTCTCGAACCATGGTGCTGCATCGAAGTCGTTTTTCTTCTCACGAATGAACACGTCGATCTGTTCTTCAAGGTCTCCGATCAGATCGCCTGCCTTGTTGCGAATATGGTCTTGTATCGAGACAACTGCCTTGGGCTTGGTAGCGGTTTCTTTCTTCTGTTCATCGACAACCGCATCCATAAGTTTCTGTAACCTGTTCATGGACGATTTGCGAATGTCGTCAGGCAGTGTTCCACCATTGAGCATGATACGACAGTTCCAACCAATCGTGAAAAGATCGTGGGGTCGTATCTGCTTTGCTTTTTTGATTTGTGCTTGTGGTACCTTGCGAGATTTCAGAAACGAGAGAACAAAGTTCTTCGCGTCGTCTGCGCCATAGTAGTAGTTGTAATAGTTATAGGCAACAATGATTTCTTCTCTGGTCGCTTTCTCTGTGATTGTTGGTTCCGTTCCGACGTACTTTAGATCAATCTCCGATCTGCGTGCCATCTTCCTCTTGCCCTTCGATTAGTTCCATGAACGTCTGCCTTTCAAAATCTCGTATGAGGCAAACACCATACTCTGTGAACTCTACGGATCGCTCTATACCTTCAGCAACGTCGTAGGCTTGCTCGATGTTATCAAACGCATGTGACTCTCCAAACGTGTCAAGAATAGATTCAGGGTCGCCCATCCAAACATGATTCTCTTCGTTCCACTCACCATAGACATTATCAATGGCATGTGTGTGGGCAACCCTGAACTCAGGTCCTTTCGTCTGTAGAATATAGACACCACTATCGGCTGACATTTTCTTCCTCTCCAACAACGAACATTTCAATCGTTGCCAGTTCCTCAGTTTTCAACAGGCTGATTTGATAATCCTTTCCACATACCAACTCATTCATATTGAACTCATCACTGATCTTCAACTCGTTGACCAGTGTTTCAATATCATTCTTGCTTGGTTCTGACGGATAGCCGCAGATGTGGTAGATCGTGAATCCACCCATCATGTCATCTTTCTTAGACCAGCATACAACACAATGTGTGAAGTTCTCGCCCAATAGATTTTCCGATAGTTCCTTCAGCAAACCCTACCTCACTTCCTGTTCTTGCGCGCTCGTGCTTTGCGCTTCTTGCTTCCGATTTTACGACGACCAGATCGTGGTCGGTTCTTATGGGGATGTGGCATCAATCTTTCCTTTTGAACAACTCACCTTTTGGTCCACAGGGACCATTTACGCCTCTCATTTTGTAACAGTTTTCATTTCCTATATCGTAGACCTTTCCCGTCACAATGTCGGTTTCCTTCATCTGATTCACACTACAAAGGTGACATCCATAGGCTGGATTATAATCGACTTCCTTATAAAAGGAGCAGTCAACACAAAATGGCACCACGACTTTCTCCTATTTATAGTCGATGGACACAACACTGTCAAGTCGAAACGAACGCCAACCCTTCTTGTCCAAATCCCAGACAGCGATAACCTCTTCATTCACTGCCTTGGCAACATTGGCATGTGTCTCATCGGCAGGCGGCAGCAAGTCAGGCTTCAGAGTACAGTGCATTTCACGCATCGACCCATCGACCTTTTGAAACACAACAGTCGCTTCTGCCGACTGCAGACCTGCCTTGACTTCCTCGTATACGAACTCTTCCACGATCTTCACTCCTTGTCTCCACAGTTCACATTTATATTTTCGTTCTTGAATAACAGTCCATGCCCAAGCACCAAAGAACCCGTGCTTCTGATATGGCTTGTATTCCTCGGCTAACTTATCGAGATGGTCTCGATACGATTTTCTACTGATCTGTTTCATTCCGTACTCATATTTTCCTGTCCGTTACCTTCCTCTAGTGAGACTAAATAGTGTGTGACTATAGCAGACATTCGGCAGCATGTCAAGAAGGAAATAATACAGTATGCCTATAGACTTACCCCCTTTTGATATTTCTAAGTTACATATTGAGCGCAAAGTAGAACTTCCAAAACCAGCAATCATCAGACCCAAGGAAGCAATCTTTTTTCCCGGTATAGGTTTCGTGATGGCGGGCGTAATGGGTGGATTACGTGCTATTTCATCCTCTCCCACAACAGTAGTGAGAACATCAGGAACTTCGTGGTCAATACCTTCTAATTATCAACCTTCTGGCTCGACCATTGATGTGTATGGTGCTGGTGGTGGCAGCAGTGGTGGTTGTTATGGAGTTGGTTGTGGTGGTGGCGGTGGTGGCGGTGGTTTTTCCCGACTAACCGAAGTTGATCTTACGCCGGGTGGTACTCTTTATCATTCAATTGGTGCCGGTGGTGCTGGTGGTGCTGAATGCCGCGATGGTTCGAGTGGTGGAAAAACATGGGTCAATTTCGGTAGTTATACTGAGCCAACTTATGGTGGCAGTGGTATCAAGGCTACTGGTGGTAGCGGCTCGGTTTCAATTAGTGGTGGTAATGGTGGTACAGGTTTATACGGACACATAAACCGTACTGGTGGTAAAGGCGGCACTTGGGTAGATGGTTATTCTGGTGGTGGCGGCGGTGGTGGTGCCGGAACTTCCTCTAATGGTGGAGATGGCACCGTAGTTACAAATTGGGTAGAAAACACTCGCGGTGCGTCTGGTGGAGGTTATGCTGGTCAAGGCGGACAAGGACAGTTAGGGAGCGCCTATCCACTCGCAGAACCCGGTTACGATTATGGTGGTGGCGGCGGTGGTGCTGGTTTTTATACTGCCCCTAGTAAAAGTGGTCGTGATGGCTATGATGGTGCTCAAGGAGTTGTTGTCATAACCTATTACGCATATCTATAAGGAGTCACATAACGATGATAGTTGAAAAGAATGATCGAACGAAGATTGTGCTTGCCGATGCTGATAAACAAAGAAGAATAACTTTTATCAAACACAAATATCTTCCTGTGTATAGTGTTGCTATCAACTTTGGCGATGGCGGTGGTGATAAGACAGGACTGAAATTTATACGAGATGCGTTCACTTGGATTTTCAATGAAACTCCTTGTATTATGCTTCGGGCTCCCATACTAAAGAGTAACAAAGCAGCACGAGCATTTGCCACTAATATACCTGCCAAGATAGAAAATGAAACCGAGGAGGCATGGAACTTTGTCATAAGTATTCAGTATTGGATAAATACTGCTAAG